CATGACGGAAAAAAAGATGAATATTCAGAATTTAAAACAATGGGTGCAAAACGTTATTGCGGACGATGCTTAGATGATGGTAAATTGCATATAACAGTTGCCGGAGTACCTAAGAACGGTTCTGTATGTTTAAAAAATGATATTAATAATTTTAAAAAAGGATTGATTTTTGAAGGTGAAAAAACAGGAAAAAAACAACATACATATATTTATAAAGAATTTTACATTGATGAAAATGGTACAGAAATAGCTGATAGTATTGATTTGTCAAATTGTGATTATTTATTAGACGAAGTTAATGTAAATGAAGAGTGGGAAAATCTTATAAATGAAGAAGTTAATATTCAAATTTATGAATAAATGTTTCACATGAAACATTAGAAAGAGAGGTTTATTTAATGTCATATTATTATGATTTTAATGAGGATATAAAAAAATATCCTAATGCATGGTGTTATATAATTATAGGTGGAAGAAAAAGAGGTAAAACATATAGTGTTTTAAAATCTTGTTATGAGAGTAATAGAAAATTTACATTTGTAAAAAGAACAAATGAAGATATAAATCTCATATGCGGTAATGGAATAAAAGGAGATGTTGAAGTTGATTTGTCCCCATTTAAGCCAATTAATAGAGATTTACATTGTAATATAAAGGCGAAAAAATTATTTGACGGTGTCGGTGGGTTTTTTGAACTTGATGAAGAAAATAACATAAAAAATAATATAGGTTTCATTCTGTCACTCAATGCAGTTTCTAAGATGAAAGGAATTGGCATAGATGAGTGTGATTGGATGATTTTTGACGAATTTATACCGCAACCGTGGGATAGAATAAATAGAAAAGAGGGAGAGCAGATATTAGACCTTTATGTGACACAGAATCGAGACAGAGAACATAGAGGATTAGAAGAAGTTAAGCTGATAGCTTTAGCCAATGCTACTTCAATTAATAATAAACTTATGGAAACTCTTGAACTCACAGATACGGTCGCAGAAATGACGACAAAAGGTATAGAGTATTTCTATGACGAAAAACGTTTTATTATGGTTCATTTATTATCAAATGCGGATGAATTTTATAAAAATGAATCAAACACAAAAATTTTTAACGCTATGCAAGGTACTAAGTGGCATAATGTCGTATACGAGAATACATTTGCTTATGATGATTTTAATAGTGTGGATTTTAAATCATTAAAAGGATACAAGTGTATAATATCATTAAAATATAAAGAACATATGTTTTTTATTTATAGAAAAAACGAACTATATTATATGTGCGAAAGTAATGGAAGTGGAAAATATTATGATTTAAATACTGAAAATGACCAAAAACGTTTTTTTAATGATTATATCATGAAATTACGAGAAAAAACAATTAACAAACAAATGTTCTATAGTAAATTCTCAATGTATGACTTAATTATTAATTATAAAAATTATTTTAAAATTTAATAGAAAAAGTGTTGACAAGTAAATAAAAATGAGTATAATAATACTTGTAAGGAACATAAGGAGGACAAAAGAAAAGGTTGCTAGAAATAGTTTAAATTTCTTTTAAATAAGTACAGAAACAAACAATAGGGTAGATGTGATTGTTTGGGGAGTATTAACCGAGATGACACAGTAATGTTCCTAATAAAATATAATAAAAGAAAAGAGGAAAAGAAAATGAAAAAAATAACTAAAAAAGAAATCAATGAAAGAATTAGAAATATTATGTTAAGGAAATCACATGAAAACGAAAAAATAATATATAAAGAAATAATGAATGATGATTTGTATGAAGAAAGTTTACATGTGATAGCAGTTTTCAAAACAATTGATAATTTAGGATTTATAACAGTATATAATATATATAGTTGGAGAAATCATTTAGGTCAATTAACTACTTTAATGTACTCAACATCAATAAATTTTGATAGTCGTTTTTCTATATAATATAGAAAGCGTATACATTAATGAAATTTCTATAGGTAATAGAAAAGTGTTGACAAATAAATAAAAACGAGTATAATAATACTTGTAAGGAACAGAAAAATAAAACAAGAAAAGAGAGGAAAAGAAAATGAAAAAAATAACTAAAAAAGAATTAAATCAGAGAATTAAAGAAATTAAGGAACATTGTTTAAAAGTTGGCGAAAAAATAATATACAAAAATTTTGATAGTGATAGTTATATTTTATGTACTATAAAAACAATTGATTCAGTAGGAATTGTTTGGGATTACACATTTTTTAACGACTATGATATATTTGGTGATATATTAGTAAATAAATATTTGTATAAATGTGATACTGAAGTATCTCAGCATATGTATTTGTAGGAATTTATAATGTTTCACGTGAAACGTTAAATAAAAGAAAAGAGGAAAAGAAAATGAAAAAAATAAAAGAAGTAGAAGAATGGCTTGATGAAACGTTAAATAAAATAAAAAAGGAAAAAATAACTAAAAAAGAATTAAATGAAAGAGTTGAATTACTTAAAAAACATTGTCTTTCAGTTGATGAAAAAATCATTTTTGAAGATTATAGGTATGATGATTTCGTTTTATTAGTAATAAAAACAATTGATTCTTACGGAAGTGTGTGGGATTATATGTTTTTTAATAACCGTGATTTATTTGGTGATATAAAACTTTTAAAATATTCATACTCATGCGATACTGAAACGCATATGAATATATATTTATAGGCATTATATTATGTGGACAATTATTACAGAAATTTCTATAGGTACTGAAAAAGTGCCTATAGAATACATAGAATTATCAGATATGTTAATGATAATAGATGATGCATTAACAAACGGTTTTGAATTAAAAGTAAAAAATCACTGTATTTATTACAGATGATTAAATAAAATTTAAAGAAAAAAGGAGAAAGAAACATGAAAATTTTATTCAAATCAAGAGAGGACTTAACAAAACAGGAGATTTACAAAATGACAAAAAATGCAGAGATTGAGCAGATGAAAAATGTCACAGACAGAGAAATGCTTGAAATCAGTGCATACATTGTTTTTGAGGATGAAAATGCAGACGGTGAAGTGAATAAGATTCACTCCATTTTAACGACAGACGGACGTGCAATCGCTTTTCAGTCAAAAACATTTGCAAAATCACTTGAGGATATTGCGGAAATTATGACGGACGGAGATTGGAATGAACCATTTTCCATTATTAAAATTAGCGGAAAGACAAAATCGGGAAGAGATTTCATCAATTGTGCATTAGCTTAAAAGGAGAAAAAACATGGTAAAAAATATCACAAGAACAATTTCAACGACAAAGGTAACTTTTGAAGCTTTCTTAAGAAAAGAAAGAAAACAGACAACTTTAACAATGGAATTTCCCGAAACTTTCAAAGATGAAAATGAAGCACAGAATTTTTTATATAAGAGATATGAAAAAGGTGCAAATGAAATGCCGCTGTTTATTCACGAACTCACAGTAGTTGAATATAGATATTCAATGCCGTTAGATGAGTTTATGAGAAATGCAATTCTTGAAAATGTAACTGAATAAATTGTATGAATATGGATGGTGGTTGGGTAGGGATGGGGAATTGGTGAAAAATGGATTTAAATGTAATTACAACTTTAATTAGCAGTTTTGGTTTTCCTATTTGTGCGTGTTTGGCTATGGGTTATTACATAAACAAAATTAATAATGAACATAGAGAAGAAGTAAAAGAATTAAATCGTGAACACGCAGAGGAAATGAACAATTTAAAAGATACGATTAATAATAACACGTTAGCTTTAGAAAAGTTAATAACTGTTATAAACTCCAAAGAGGTGTAAAAATGAGTAAAAAAGTAACAATTAATCTTGTTAAAAGTGTTATTGCGGGATTTTATGGAAATGGACTTGTTAGAAAAACTCGTCTTAAAAATGAGGGTTATAATTATAATGAGGTTCAGAGCGCAGTTAATAATTATTTAAAATACGGAAACATGAACGGAAAAACAAGAGTTAATGAAGTTAGTGAGGTAAAAAGGGATAGAATGAAAACAAACGAAAACGGAAAAAATCTTATCAAGTCATTTGAAAGTTGTCGATTAAATGCATATAAAGATGCAACCGGAACGTTGACTATAGGATGGGGGCATACCGGAAGTATTGATGGAATACCAATTTATGATGGTTTGACAATTTCGCAACAGAAAGCTGATGAACTTTTTGATATGGATTTGGAAAGATTTGAAAATCATGTAAACGGTTATCATGATAAATATAATTTTACAAGCAATGAATTTTCCGCTCTAGTGTCTTTTGCATATAATGTCGGAAGTATCACACAATTGACTGCAAAAGGAACTAGAACTAAAACACAGATTGCAAATGCAATGCTTAAATATGTTTACTCTAAAGGAGTAAAGCTTAAGGGGCTTGTAAACAGAAGAACAAAGGAACGTAATCTATTTTTATCAGATGAAGAAAGTGTTATTTATCCCTGATGAATCTGAAAGTAACGGAAACACTATCACAGATTTTACAAGTGAATCTGATAAGTTTGCATGTTTAGTAAATCGTTTACATAACGTAACTCGTCAACAGATTAAAATAATGTTAGGAGATTGAAATGCAGATAACTTTGTATGAAAATTTTGCAAAAAAGGATAATTCTACACTAAGACCGTCAATAGGCGGAACTGTAATTGATTGTTTTTTGAAAAATTCTACAAGTATTACAAATCCAACGTTTGTTTTGACTGTTGAAAATTTTAATATTACATATGTAAAATGGGATGATAGATATTATTTTGTGTCTGATATAATGTCAATTAAAAATGGAGTTATTGAATTGTCATGTTCTTTAGATGTTTTAGCGACTTATAAAGAACAAATATTACAGAATTTAATTCTAATTTATTAGACACAAGAATACCAAACACCGGAACTATTACACAATCTGTTTCAAGTAGCGAAGACATTGAGACATTTTCACAAAGTGGTTGTTATTGTTTAACAATAATAGGTTCGGGCGGTTCTAACACAGAACAGAGGTTTGTTACAAGACAAGGCTTAAATAATTTAAGTGATAACATTTCTCAATTGACTGATGAAGATGTGATAAATAGTCTTGTTTTGAAATTTGGTTCAGTATTTGGCACGATCACCGGATGCACATTTTTACCATTTTCATTACCTAGCGGAACGCATGAACTAATTAAGATTGGAGATTTTACTACCGGAACAGATAGTATAGTGGCATCATCTTTGGTTTCCT